CATCAACGCCTGCGCGACGACCGGCCGAAGAACCGCGAGCGCCGAGATCCCGAGCGACTTGAACGCGTCGCCGAATCCGCCGGAGGCTCGCGATACGTCGTCGATCGCGTCCTTCAACCGCAGCACGATCTCGACGAGGACCGCGAGGCCGCCCGAGACCGCGGGCCCGTACGCCGCGCCGATCGACGCCGCTACCCCCTTGACCGCGGCCTGGAGCGTGCCCCACGCCGCCGCGGTGTCGCTCGCCGCCTGGACCTGCTCGGGCGAGAAGCCGATCGAACCGCGCAGCGGTTTGAGCTCCTTCATCAGGTCGGCGGCCGAGATCGCGGCCTGAAAGATCGCGTATCCAAGCGCCGCCGCTGCCGCTGCAAGCGCCGTGACGGCGGCGAGCGCGGCGCCCGCGGCAACCGCCATCGCGCCGATCGTCGAACTGCCGAGCTCGCCCGCGGCCCCGATCGACTTGAGGACCGGCGCCAACCCCCGCAGGCCCGGGATCTTCTCGAACTGTTCGCCCGACGCCTTGAGCGCTTTGAGCGATCGGTCGGTGTCCCGCGCGGCGGCGGTCGTCGCTTTCAGCGGCTTCTCGGCCTCGTTGCGTAGCCGAAGAACGGCCTCAATCGTCGTGGACGGCATTACTCCACCCCCACGACGGGGATCGGCAGGGGAAACATGCCGCCCCGCGACGCCCGCTGAAGCTCACCGATCCGCCGCGCTGCGGCGTCGGTGCCCGCCTCGAAGCAGATCAGGGTGAGCGTGAACTCCCACGGGTCGAGGCGCATAATCTCAACCGGCGACCGACCGTACCGCCGCGCGATCGCGTCGACGAGGACGAGCGGGCTCGGATCCCGCGCGAAAGGACTCGAGCGCCCGCGCGAGACCTCCCGAGGCGTACAGCTCGCCGAGGGCGACCATCAGGGCGGATACGTCGTCGGGGCGCAGCGCGTCGACGTGGACCCGCGGGGGCGCGGCGTGCGGATCGGCGTCGTCGGGCCGCAGGACCAGCCGGATCTCCTCCCAGGGCGCCTCGGGCTCGGGCCCGCGCACCTGGTACACGGCCGCCGCGAGGAGCGCCCGGATCGTGCCCTCGGCCCGCGCGAGCTGCTCCGGCGGCACGCCCGCCCCAAGCTCGGCGGGCTCGGCGATCGTGGACGTCGGCGGCGCGAGGAGCGCGAGCGAGGCCGCGCCCGAGCGGATCAACTCCTCGGTGGTGAGCCGGCGCAGCCGCCAGCCGATCCCGCCGTCGGTCGTGACCTCGGCGGGTTGTGCGTGTTCTCGGGCGATTTCCTGCGCGAATCCCATGGTACCCTCCTCGTTGGTTCGACTCGAATCAGACGGCGGTCGAGTTGGCGTTCACGATCACGACGGTCCCGCCCTCCTTCGAGGCATCGCGGAACCCCGTAAACTTCACCCGGTCCTCGACCGGGCCCCACCCGTCCGGGCCCGTGTCGTACTCGGTGATCAGGGCGTTGGTGATCGTCCAGGTCATCGTGTACGAGTTCACCGGATCGGTGAAGACGATCACCGCGTCGGACTGCGTCTCGGCGAGGTAGCCGGCCTGGAGCGCGTTCGAGACACGCTCGATCGTGAACTCGCCGACGATCTCCGGCGGGCCCGAGCGCTGCGGCTCCAGCGTGTTGAGCGATCCGACCTTGTCGCGCTCGGCAAGCTTGTTGTCGATCACGTACCGCGCAGACTTGACGCTGTACGCGACGGAGTTCCACAGCAGCGTTGCGCCGTGGTGGTGCGCGACGTACACCGGCGCCGCCGCGCCGAGCGTCGGCGTGCCCCGCGTGGTGGCCCCGCCGCTGGTCTCGCCGACGATGTCCGCTTCCCAAGTCATCAGGCCGCCGAACGCCACGTCGAGCGTCAGCCGGTTGACCTTGCACCCTTCGAAGACCTCGGAGTAGTTGTCGCTCCCGGCCGCCGGCCCGACGCCCTTCTCGATCGTGAGGCCCGCCGGCAGCGCGAGCTCGGGCGAGAGCGTGTGCGTGTACGGCCCGACGCCGGAGGTCGCGACCTGCCCGAGCGCGTGCTTGAGCAGGATCGCGACGTGTTGCTCATCATAGCTGGCGTTCCCCCGCAACGTCCCCGAGACGCGGTCGCGTTCGACGAAGAACTGCCGGGGCACGTAGGTGGCCCCGGACGTGCCGAGGTCGGGGACCGGGATCTTCGGCCGATCGCGGCGAATCCCGAGCCCGCCGGGGAGCACGCGGGCCCACCGCGTGCGCGAGACGGCGGTGCCCCAGGTCGACTCCTCGCCGAATCCCACGAACGACTCCCGACCGAGGTACAGCGCCATGTTTACGCCTCCGACACGTTCTTGACCCGAATCCGGGCCCGAATCTCAATCGTCTTTCCGAGCGTGGTAACGCACGTCAGGATCGCAGTATACGTCGTGCCCGTGGTACCGGCCTTCACCCGACACACGACGTAAAACGTCCCGTCGGGCAGCTCGACGAAGTAGGTCTTTGACTCGTCGAACAGGGCGGCCTGCGACGCGCCCCCGGCCTGGACGTCGAAGGTGGCGTAAGCGACCTCGTCGTACTTGTTCTGGCCGTTGTACGGGCGCTGTCTCGTGACGAGGTAGTCGGTCACGTCAAAGTAAACGTCGATCGCCTCGCTCGACATCTTCTGGAGGTCGGCGGCCGGTTTCGTCGAGCCGGGGCGCTCTGGGCTCGACTTCACCACGTGAATCGTCGGCCGGTCGTGGCGCACCTGCCCCGACAGGGCGGCGGCCGGGGCGAACGCCGATCGGGCGTCGGATGCCGCCGCGTTGCCCCAGTACAGCCAGAACAGGATCGTCGCGTCGGCGGCCATCGTGGCATTGTCGATCTCGATCGTGCCCGTTCGCGTCGCGACCACCACCGCGTTGAGGTCGTACGTCTCGAGCGTGCGCCCGTCCGCATCCGTCACCCGGACGTCGTTTCCCGACGAGAGCACGTTTCCCCAGAAGTCGTCGTCGTCCTTGTCGAGGATCAACGTCGCGTCGGCCGCGCCCGCGCCGCCGCCGATGTTGTTCACGGCGATCGCCCGGCGGTACTTCCAGCTCGAATCGTACCAGCTCACGATCCCACCCCCGTATCAGCGATCCACCAGGCCTCGACCTCGGCCGTCACGACGCCGAGGCCGATCCCCATCAGCTCGAGGCCGTCGAGCGCCGCGCCGCGCACGAGCACGTCGAGCCACCCGGCCTCGCTCGACCGCTCGCGCTCCAGAGCCTGCTCGATCTCCGACAGGAGGTCGAGCGCCGCCAGGGCGCGCTCCCCCGGCTCGTCGGTCGGCGCGCCGACGTAGCCGGTCAGTTGCACGACCAGCGTCCGCCGGTAGCCGCCGAGGTGATCGCCGTGGCCCGAGTCGAGGGACAGGTCGGTCACGTACACGACCGGAGCGCGCTCGGGCGCCGTCGGGGCGCCGATCAGGACCCGATCGGGCGAGTCGGACAGGCTCGGCGACTGCCGGAGCAGCTCGACGATCCGCCGCACGCAGGCGGTCGCGACGCTCACGGCGAGCTCCCGATGCCGCAAGTGAACTCGAGCACGTCGGGCAGCAGCGCCCGGAGGCGCCGGGCGCCGTCCTCGACCGCGCGCCGCAGGTACCACGTCGCCGGGATCCGGATCGGGCCCGGGTGCAGTACGAACAGCGGGCGGATCCCGCCGCCCGGCTTGCGCTCGCACAGCAGCAGGCGCCCGGAGCGGCCGCGGACCACGAACAGGCCAGGGACCTGCCGGAGGCCGCCGGGGCGCGTGTAGCGCCCCCTGGTGACGCCCGCCGCCGTGCGCGCCGAGGGCAGCGGGATCGCGAGGTACCGACCGCGCGGCCGGATCGTGGCGCCCTCTTCCTGCGCGCGGGCGTACGTCACCGTCGCGCCGTGGCCCGCCCTGACCGAGACCTCGGCCCCGTCCGGGGTGGCGCGCACCGCACCCGTGATCGACGCGCGCAGGCGCCCGCTACGCACGCGGGGACGGGTCGTGGCGTTCGACTTCGCGCCGCTTTCGATCCGCAGCGCCTCGGCCGCGAGCTCGCGCCGGAGGAGCGCCCCGAGCGCAGGCCCGCTCCGGGACTCGAGGCGGCGCGCCCATTCCTCGAGGGTAATCGCGTCGCTCACTGCGCGACCCCGTGCAGGATCGCGTACGGGGCCGCGAGCTCCTGCACCTCGGGCGGGATCGCCCGCGGGGACGGCGATCGCGACACGCCGCCCGCCGAGAGCTGCGTGTCGGTGCCATGCCCCCGACGATCCCACCACGCGCGGACGAGGAGGACCGCGGCGAGGCGGAGATCGTCGGGGACGGACTCGGACGCCCAGCCTGCCGTCAGGGTCAGCTTGACGGCGCGCTCCGAGGTCGACCACCCGCCGTGCACCGCCGTCGGGAGGAGCCAGATCCGCCCGGTTGCCGCGTCGTAGTCGTAGTCCGTCGACGCCACGAGGTAGGTCGACGTGTAGCCGAGATCGGGATCGTCGTAGATCGAGGCGATCGCGGTCACGGGTGCGACCGACGGCAGCAGCGCGCGGCCGTCGACGACGAGGCCCGCCGAGCCGGAGTACAGCGTGTAGCTCGCCGACGCGAGCGTGGCGCCAGCGGTGGCCGAGCGGCGCGGGTAGCCCAGGTGCTGCGCGAGCGCCGCGTCAGCCCGGGCGATCACCGTCTCCAGCGCGCCATCCTCCGCGGCTCCTGTCAGGGTGCGAATGTACGCGCGGGCCTCGGCCGGGCTAATCAGCGCCACGTGCTACTCCCGGGGCGCGCGGCGCCCCCGCTTGACCGGCGGGTCCTCGTCCGGGGTGACCGCCGCCTCGGCGACCGAGGCGGCCCCGCCGTCGGCGTCGATCCAACCGCCGGGAAACGTTTCGGTCAGGTACGCCGCGGTCTCCAAATCAACGTCAGCGAACCCGCCCGCGGCCACGTCGAGGTCGCGCCCGCGGTAGTGCCGCAGGGCGCCGATCCCAACGAATCGCAGGCGGCGCGTCACCGGACCTCACCGGACCCGATCGAACGTGAGGGCGAAGGCGCCGTCGACGACCGCGCCCGACGCCGCCTGCGTGACCGCCACCTCCAGACAGGTCGTGCCGCCGGTGAACTCCAGGTCGGCGCCGGTGCCGGTGACGGTGATCGCCGTGACGGTGCCCTTGGTGAGCGCGGCGCCCGAGCCCGAACTGGTGTTCGTGGTGCCGAGCGACGTCCCGCCCGCGCCCTTCTTGATCGTGATCGTGGCGTAGTTCGTCGCGTGCGTCGCGGCGGTGGTCGCCGGCATGAAGTCGGCGCGGACGAGCCGCCACGTCCCGGGCGGCAGGACCGCCTCGCGCTCCTCGCCGCCACCCGCCGAGATGTTCACGTCCAGCTGGACCGTGTGGCTCTGCTTCATCTGCATGACTGACTCCGAATCACAGGAGGTTGTAGCCCAGCGCGACGTTCTTGTGCGAGGCCGAGTCGCGGGTCGCGAAGGCCTCGCGGCGGGTGGTGACGATCGCGGTCACGCCGGAGTTGACGTCCTTCTGCGACTCGACGCGGATCCCGCGCCGCTCGCCGATCCAGAACCGATCGAGGTTCGCGATCACCCACGAGGACTTCGCGCCGGATCCCGTGTACAGGCCCGTCGCGGCCAGGTCGGAGGTCATGAAATCGGAGACAATGATCTTCATGCCGCCGATCGACGCCACCTCGCCCGAAAGGACGGTCGCGTTCGGGCCGTACTTGTCGACGGTGATCACCTCGGCGAGGCCGAGGAGCTTCTGACAGTACACCTCGATCGAGGTCAGCAGGATCAGCCGCCCGGACCGCCCGTGCGGCGCGGCGAGGGTCGAGCGCAGCGCGAGCAGGCCGGCGTAGGTCTGCGCGGACCCCTGGTCGGTCGTGTTGCTCACGTCGAAAGCCCGCGCCCGGAGGCCGATCCAGGCCCGGCGGTGGTCGTCCGACCCGCCCATCGACCCGGCCCACCGGGACCGCGGGTTCCACGGGGTCGCGATCGAGTCCTGGTGCGTCGCCGCGGTGTCGGCGTTGCACAGCGCGTCCTCCTCGCCGTCGATCAGGGCGGCCATCTCCTCCTGCTCGAGCAGGGGCATCGCCGGGATCACCGAATCCTCGGCGGCGTCCTCGTCGATCAGCGCCCGCACGGCGAACCCGGTGGCGGTGACGGTGAGGTTCGTGGTCGCGAGGCTCGAGGCCCGATACTTCGCCGGGTCGTCCGACGAGCCCGCGGAGCCCTTGAGGTACGGGGTGAGCCCGGTCGTCAGGAACGGCGGGCGCCACTCCTTCGCGGGCATCTGGACGCGGGTGAACTCGTTCGCGAGGACTCGAGCGTCGCGGAGGCCCATCTCGAGGTACCCGGGGACGACGTCGGGGATCCACTCGGCGCCGTACGTCGAGGCGTCCGTGAACGTCTTCTGGATCGGGGCGCGGATCGCCTCGGGGAGCAGGCCGACGAGGTGGCGGATCTCGGCGTCGATCTCGGGCGTCGGGACCGGGCCGCCGCGCGTCGAGGCGAGCGCCACGACCTTCTTCGCGAAGGCGGCGCGCTGGAGGTCTCGCTGCACGTCGCAGGTCGGAATGTCGTCGATCAGCCCGGGCTTCGCGGGCCGCCGGTCGTCGAGGTACGCGCCCTTGACCTGCACGCGCCCGTCAGCGGCGACGTAGCGCCGCGCGAGCTCGCGCTCACCCTCCGATCCGAGGTCGCGGGTCGCGGCGCCCTGCGCGGCGGTGATCGCGGCCTCGCGGGCGTCCCGCACCCTTGAGGTCGTCGATCGCGCGATCGCGGCCGGTGGTCTGCTCCTCGAGCGTGCGCACCTTCGCCGTCAGGTCGGCGATCCGGGCCTCGGCCTGCTCGCGGGTCATCTGCTCGGCCATGGTCGACTCCTTGCGATTTCACGGCGAGGCTAGCACGCCGATCGGTTTCGGTGCAAACCGTTACCACCACTGGTCGCGTTTCACTTGGGGCGAATCGGTCCACCAGTCATCGGCCACGAGGCCCGGATCGACGCCCCGCGACACCGCGAGGACCGACGCGATCCGGGTGCGGACCTCGTCGTCCTCCTCGAGGACCCGGAGCAGCTCACCGGGCAGCAGGGCGACGAGCGCGTCCAGCGTCGCCCGCGACACGCCGGGGACCGGGAGCCCCCGCGCCACGAGCTCGCCGATCTCTCGCCGGGCCAGCGACTCGCCGTTGGCGGGCACCGGGACCGCGCTGATCTCGAGGAGCTCATTCTGCGCGAACACGACGCCCCACCCCTTGGAGTAGCGCGGATCGTCCTCGGCGAGGCCGGACCGGGGCGTCACCGTGCCGGGCCGGAACCCGACCGACACCGCCGACAAGAAGCCCTCGTCGAACTGCCGGGCGACGAGCGCCCCGAGATCCTGTGCGGTGTCCCACTCGATGGACGCGACGAGGCGCCCGTCGGTTACCGCGGCCATCGCGCGGCCGATCGGGGGCGTGCTGTAGTCGTGGCCCCAGAGCACGACGGGGTTGCGCGCGAAAGGCTCCAGGACCCACGACTGATCGACGATGTCCCCCATGCGATCGGGCGCGTCGGTCGACGCCACGACGTCGACGCCGCCGGCGCGGACCGTCACGTCTCGGAGGGTACGGGTGATCGCGTCCTTCATGTCTCCTCCACGATCGGCACCACGGTACACCGACAGTTGATGTCCAGCTCGGCCACGCCGAATCCGCCGGGCGCGGCGGCGTGGTGGCCATTCGACCCGAACGACCCGCCGACCTCGGCCTCTTGCCCGTCGAGCTCGCGGTGGTCGTCCCGCACCGCCGAGTCGCGGGCCGAGAGCCACTGCTTGCGCACGACGACGCCGAGCCTCGCCGCCGAAGCCATGGCCTCGACGGAGCCGGACGATACGGCGCGGGTGGTCTCGGTGCGCGCGATCGTCACCGCCCGCGACGGCCCGAGGGCCGTCACGCGCTGGAGCCGGATCGACAGCTCGGCGATCGAGTCGCCCGAGGCGAGGCCGTCGACGAGCGCCTGCCCGATCTCGGCCCGGGTGGTCTCGGTGACCCGCGACACCAGCTCGGCGAGGATCGACTGCTCGGCCCGCCGCACGTCGTCCCAGGACATCGCAAGCC